GGTCCTAGATGGTAAATTTGTGGTTGTTGTGTATAGGCATTGTATTGTTGTGCTGCCCACTGTTGATTCATGCCCTGTTGTGCATAAGCATTGTAGGCGTTACCAAATTGATTGTGTGCCTGTTGGGCCAACTGTGATAAGTTCAAGCCCTGTGCTTGATTTTGGCTTTGTTGGTATTGTTGTGCCGCCTGTTGTGAGAATGTCTGTCCCTGTGCTGGATTGTTACTCATGTTAAATCCTTATTGATTTTCATAAATGCATGACTGCCATGTACCGTAAATCCTCGGCGTTGATGTAAGCGCATAAAGCCTTGCCAGTCTTCGCGAACTGTTGTGCTACACAGTACAGGTATCTCTAATATTTGGCACCACTTGATCCATTGATCTAAAATTTCATTTACTAATCTAACTTTGGTTAGTGATGAAAGCGCCAAATCCAAATGCAAAATGTGTGCTTCTGCAATTTCTTCTCGTATGTAGTCTGTTGAACCACCACGCCCCAACCAATGCCATGCAATCAAATTGCCATCCTGCCAAGCTGTCTGCACCAATGCTGTACCAGGATTAAAATTTCTACTAATGATATAATGGCTTACAGTTTCGGCCAGTTTGTCTAGATCAGCTGTCAATACGCCATTAAGTTCGCTAAGATAGTATCGTCCAGTCAATGCCATCATGGCATCAACATCAATCAGTTGTGCAGGTTTCCATTCGATCATTTTCATTTCCTTATACTGTATTTATATAAATATAATATATCGCAAAAGGAAATGCAATGGGCAGAAACAAAATAACAAGAGATCATTTAACCAAGATTGGCAAGCTGGGCATCAATGAAACTTTCTTTTATACACACCTAGATGAACAACCCAATGGTTGCCAAAATTGGACAGCATCTCAGCATGTGCAAGGCTACGGCATGATGAACATTTATGATTTTGAAAGACAAAAGAATCGCATGACGGTGGCACATCGTGTGGCCATGATGTTGCATTTGAATCGCGAATTGGTACACGACGACTTTGTGATCCACACTTGCAATAATCCACTTTGCTGTAATCACCAGCACATGATATTAGGTGACTATCATGTTCAGCGCGAAGTCATGATGAGTAATGGCAATATGAAAAAGCGTTTGGGGCCAAGGCCAAGGCCACCAAAGCAACAAGCGGGTCGCACATACAAATACACAGATGAAGAAATGCGCTTTTTACGAGATCGTACCAGTGCCGAAATTGCCCAGCGATGGGTAGTTACCAAAACTGTTGCTTGCAAGATGAAGTATCGTATACAATACAAATGGATTAAAGATCTATAAGCCGACTTGGATTTGGCATGTGGGGTGGAAAAATGTCAAAACAACTTCCCCTGCATCCTCCAATGGACATTTAACAGTCGGCACACATATTTAATAGGAACTGAAATGGCAACAAAAACTGCAAAAAAGGCAATTGTTGAGCCTGTAATCAACGAAAAATTATATCAAATCATGTCGCAAGTTTACCAGGAGTATACTGGCCAGCAAGTGGCCGATGTAGTGGCAAAGATCCGCCGAGAAATTGAAGCCCAAAAGGAAGCAGATGCATTGGATGCTGAAGTCAGCAGACTATTGGCACGCCGGCAAGAAATTGAGCAAATTGAATTTGACGAAAAAACAGTTTTTCTGTATTATTGATAAATAAATTTACGCAAGGTCATCTTCTACGCAATGTAGAATCCTTTGAACCTGAGACACCTGGCTCCGTGGGTGGCGATCATGGAGTTCTCTAAATCAAAGGATGATATGAAACAACATTTTAACATTTTTTATTATGGAATTAAACAGAGACCATCTCAACCTATGGGGGTTAAAACACGACCCGTCCGTCTGCAAAGACGATAGTATAGTATTTCCTAATGCAAGGTGGGAGCACCTAAACATTTATGCGGTAAGTTTGTAGCACAGAGGTGATGCGAAAGCAATAACAACAATGACGCAAGGACAAAAGTATTATACTACGAGGCACCAGTAGCCAAGGACATAAACATGATAAACCATGACTGGCGGAATTCCGATTCTGTTTTGCGTGTTGCTAACCACGACTTCAATAATAGAAATCATGCAATGAGGTCTTCTAACGAAGACCTAATCGAATGCCAAGCAGGTGCTGACGCACCTACCTTTTGGCCTTCTATTCTACAATCAACTGTATGCGATAAATCAAAACAACTGCGAAGCAGGGGTTTTGTTTAGAGCAGATCTCGTAAGAGATCTATTTTAACTAAAGGAATTGAAATGAAATTATATAATGCAATAGAAGAACTCCACTTGGATAACCTCAAATCAGATGATGTCAAATACAGACTCAGTGATGCATTTGATCAGGAAGAAGTAATTAATACCACAAAATTATTCCTAAAAGGAATTGGTAAACGACATGAGATATCAGGTAAGATCATATATCCCATGCAAGATATGATATACCAATTTCAAGAGGATGGAAGTATAACAAGAGACCAGAAGATATATCTTGTCAGTATGATGTTGGATCATTGGGATCAGTTTGGATTGGAAGCCCGTGCAAACCTAATGATTTGACAGTTATAAATAAATAAGTTAAAATACAAAATGAAAGGACTTGATATGGACCCCATAGCAGAACTCATATATGAGATCAAACGACTCAATCAAAACTTGGAATACCTGAGAGGTAATACCTACAACATCATTGATGTAGCAACACCTGAACAACAAACCCAAAGCCGACTAAGACAAATGTTGGATAACTTGAAAAGACCTGGAGAAGATAATGGCAACATTTAAAATCAAAGAAGTAAAGAAAATGGAGCCAAGACCTGGCCGGAACTTCTCAACTGACTACTACAAACAAACTGCCCGAGAATACCAAAAGACAGCAGATCACATGTTTGGTGTCATGAAGGAATTAATGGCACATGCCGAGAAGACACGACAAGAAGAAGTATTAGAGTTGCCACTTAAAGGCTTTCCAAAGACACGCCGGGAGCCCAACTACACAGCCAGTGAGATCATGACCGACTTGATTACACAATACAATGCAGGCAAGGACTGGCCATCGGGCATGATAGGTCGTTGGAATAGATTGTTTGAAGACTTTCCAGATATACAAATTGACTTTGAAGACGCTATGCCCGCAGGTCGTGCTCGTGAGCCCATCAAGACCAATTTTGGAGACCTATTCAAATGAGATTAATAGTACTAGGTGTTCCACATACCATAACTGATCCTGAATGGAGTGGCTGTGCATTTACAGGCAAAGTTCTAAAGTTCTTGAAGATGATGAATCATCGTGGACATGACATCATACACATTGGACATGCCGACAGCCAAATACCTGCGGGCATTCAACACTATTCAGTGACCAATAATGAAACATTGTGTAGTGCATATGGTGAAGAATATGTCTATGAACAAACATGGAAGCGCACAGGCTTTGGTGGTGTATTTGACATCAATGATCATGCTTACCAAGTGTTTACAGCCAATACCATAGAATTACTGCAAAAGATCGAGCAACCCAATGACATGCTGTTGTGCTTTTTTGGTTGGGGACACAAAGCCATTGCCGACGCCATGAGCGACATGATTGTGATAGAGCCCGGAATTGGTTATCCCAGTGCATTTGCACGATGGCGCATATATGAAAGCCATGCCATTATGAATGCCATGTATGGACCGAAGTCAATTGGCACATGCGACATGGATTGGTATCACAGAGTCATACCCAATTACTTTGATCCCGAAGACTTCACATACAGCGAAGACAAGGATGATTACATTTTATATCTAGGTCGTGTTTACAATGGCAAGGGCTTGGACACCATCATACAGGCCACAGAGGCCGCGGGTCGTAAACTGGTCATTGCAGGCCCGGGCCGACTCGAGGACATGGGCTATGCCGCTAGTCCCCAGCATGTAACTGAAATGGGCTATGCCGATCCCCGCATGCGACGCCAACTATTAAGTCGTGCCAGTGCTGTGGCAGTTGCGTCAGGTTACCTTGAACCATTTGCCGGCATACAAGTTGAAGCATGGCTCAGTGGCACACCCATGATAACTCCTGATTGGGCGGCATTTGCTGAACTAAATCAACATGGTGTCACTGGCTATAGATGCAACACCTTTCGAGACTTTGTTGAGGCATTTCGAACCACAGAAGAACTGTTTCCTGAATACTGCCGACGACACGCAGAACAGTTTACACTCGAGCGCGTCGCTCCCCGATATGAACGCTATTTCAGTGATGTGCTAGAGGTTTATACCGGCCGGGGTTGGTATGCGCTGCCTACAGCCAAGTGAAAAGGAAAAGCCCCCGACGGGGTCGTTCCAACCCGGGAAAAAAAGGATCTATGACTAAAATGTAGCAGCCGATTTTTAGGAAAAATAACTATGGCTTAGTTAGATGGAAATATTATACCAGCCGCTACACAATTATTTATTGTTCCTGTAGTCAGTAACGATCGCTTGCGGGCCAATTGAGTCATGTAGTTGTTGCACACGAGCCTGGGCAGCGGCCTCCTCCATTTGAGCACGCTGTGCTTGACGACACAGTTCCAAATACTCGGGCGCCAAAGCACCCTCTCTAATCCAGCCTTGGTGTATCATGTGTACATACTTCATGATGTCTTCTTCTGTAACGCCTGATTGTTCCATTAACAACACAGCAGTTTCAAAGGCATGCATTACTGATAATCTGGGCGCCGCGCCATGAAACCGGTTCGCCTGGGGCTGATACTTTACCTTGCGTGTCATATCCATTCCTTTATAAACAACTATTTATAAGTTACGGGCCGGGGAGAAAAAGTCTAAATAACACATGTTAGTCACCATCTATAGAGTGCTATATCCAGGCCTAGAACAAGTGGATCAATACTACAAGTGGAAGTTGGAATTGCCAGAAACACGAACTGTCAAAGAAGACAGACCAGGCCCACCCAAAAAGATTCGTGGCAGCACTGATTGTCCTGGCTGTGGTCGTAGAGTCACTTACCAACAGGTCTACACAGATGGTCACAAATGTCCCGGCACATTGACACCAAATCCAGTACGACCACGCGGCCGCAAGACACAGCCCACTAGAGCCGAAGCCGAACAACACTGGCAAGACTATGTCAAACGCAGTGACCATCCAGTGCAGTTCAGCGACGACAACGAGTAATACTCGAGTACGAGTTGTACGAATACAACACCTGTTTTGCACAATAATGACACTTAGCATACAATAGTGGCTTAAACAACAACGCAAGGAGCGTAACAAATGGCATATACTACAGTAAACGGCAAGTTGGTCAAAGCCAGTAAAAACACAGACATGTGGCACTTTGCACGGGTTCCTACTGAACAAGAAGTGGCACAGGCTGTCATGCAACGATACAATGTCAAAGAAAATGAGCTCAACGATTGGTTAGCGGCGCTTGGTGCCAAACGCTTTGCTCAGGTCATGATTGAAGTTGGTCGCGACATTGGTGCAATAGTGCCAGTTGGTGCGTTGCAATAACGCAACAGCGCATTTGTGCCCGAAAGACAAGTGCGCTATAATACATTTTTAACTTGCTAGGAACTGATATGATATACGATACATTTGAAGCATTTTACGCAGAGGTTCGACACCACTTGCCCCGTGCTACAATAGCACAAGTTGAGCGTTGGGACTATCCCAGTTTGCACGAATGGGACGATGAGGGCGTTGCTGCGTGTGTTGCTGCGTTACAACACGGCATTCGGTCAGAAATGACAAGTGCGTTATAATACATTTACTTTAACACAAAAGGTATTGCAATGATCAAACTATATGTAGAATGGGCTGACACTCCAGATGTGTTGACTTGGGTCGCTGATGCTCGTAACCAGCGGGACTTGCAACAATGGTGCGATGAGTTTGCTCGTTGGGCCAATACCCAACATCCAGGTCGTGCATTCACACTTCAAACTCACGCACTAGAGGTGGCAGAATGACCTATACTATCAAATACCAAGCCAGTGCCAAGGCCCCTAAATGGGCAGTATATGATGAAGACGATGAGTGTGTTTATCGTTGCGATGAAGAGCAAGAATGCCAATGGTGGATTGATTTAGCAGAATTAGAGGCCGCAGAATGAAATACAGACAACTCAATATTGATATTCATAATGCTGATGGGTGTTATTGCTCAACACAAAACTGGTATTATGACTGGGACGAATACAAGCATAAATCTGATACAGTGAATAGACTGTATATCAATCAAGAACTACAATCTTTTATTGATGCTGGATATATTATTGGAAATATATTTTGGGGGAAAAATATGATTGAAGCAGAAGAGGCCGCAGCGTGAGACTCTGGTTATTAGCGTTACTACTGATGTCAAGTGCTGAAATGGCACTGATAGATGCCACTTGTCCATATTATAGGTAATTGGGCGAATGTTGCACAAAGACTACAGACAACACGCACAGTCTGCGTTATAATTACTACACATTGTTAAACAAACAGGAGGCTTACAATGCAAGTAAAAATTACAGATACAGCAGTGATCATTAGCATCCTGGATGATGAATCTAATAGCAGTGACAAGGATGCATTTTTGGATGTTTTAATTCTGAACTATGCAGTAACAGATAGAACATTTAAGAGCAATAGAATTGAATATCGCATAGACAAAACTATTTGGAACAATCGAGAATTTCAAAAGAAGTTTATGTGGATAGAATTAAGTTTATAAAGGAACAGAAATGAACAAAGCAGAACAAGTAATACAAGAAGTAAAATTAGGGTTCGATCCTGAATCAATTAAATCAGAATTTGGAAAACTGTTTGATGACATCAATGCGGGTAGATATCCTTGGAGATTCATTTATTGGTGCCAGGATGCTGGATGTTCACAAGAATATATTGATTATAGGATTCGGGATTCATACGAATGGGTATCTGAGCAGCCTGGCTATAATTTAATTCGTAGATGGTAAGAATCTAAAATCTAAAACCTAAAGCCTCCCTGTTTATAGGTTTCGGCCCAGTTGAGAGAGTCTGGGCTTTTTCACGACTGACCAGGGGCCAACCTCCGCATAACGGAAAGATTCAAAACTTTCCGAGGTTGTCTTGACTATAAATAAAGTTATGACAACTGAATCGAATTTAAACGCACGCACAGGCAAGCCCAAGATATCAAGTCGCGGTGGTGCCAGAGCCAACGCCGGTAGACCCAAAGGCTCAACTGACAAGGTCACCATTGCTGGCCTGTTGGCCGCAATTGAAAACGCCACGGGCTTACCCTATGTTGATTTACTGGCTGCTGACTTTACGCAGGCCAGAAGCAATGATCAACACCTTGCACAAAAGTATCACAATCTTATCTTAAACAAAGTTTCGGCTACATTGGCCAGTGTAGAGGTCAATGAGACGGTAGACGCAGTAGCGGCCCGACAACAGGCCTTTGCTGATGCATTAGCGGCACTCACACGGGTCAATAAGTAATGGCCAGTTGGTTACCAAGACCCCGACGCCGCGTTCCCGTACAGGCTCGTAAAGGATTTGAAGTCATTGACTTGGTCACTGAAGAAGAACTGGTGAAATTCCAACAACCTAACACCATGGAATCAGATTGGGACACCCCGGTACACACTGAGTCAACATGGCGTGGATTGGCCCAGGACCTTTGGCCTGAAGCACCCGACCCCAACGCAAGACACTAAATAACTGCATAACAAGGATAATACATGCCCTTAATTCACAGCACCGGCGCCCGGGCGTTTGGAGAAAATGTAAAACGCGAGATGGCTGCTGGCCGACCACAAAAGCAAGCAGTGGCCATTGCCTATAGTGAACGGCGTGAGGCCGCTAAGGACTCACATCACAGCAGCCACAGTGCGCGGCGCAGTGAACACTATCACAAGATGATTGCGCCAACTCGGATCCAAAAGGGTGCAACCAAAATGACACAGGCACGCGGCTTGATTAAGAATCGCGATGAGGACCAAGGAGAAGAGTTTTAATGTCTAAGACCACAACAAAGGGTGTCTATAAATTAAACCCAACCAGGATGGTCATGAAGGAAGGCAGTGCAAAGTCACGCAGGGCAGTGACCAGCAATGTACCAGGTTTTAAAAAGGTCAAGCCGCCTAAGGCTACAAAAGGAACGAAAAAATGAAAACAGAAAATTTAGACTTTGCGGGCATGGCTGGCACAGGCGTTAACCGTGCAGCGAATCGCTTCGCAGGCAACCACAGTGGCCTAACAGCAAAAACAAATGCTGGAATGGGTCCACGCCAGGGCAATGCCAGCGATTCAGGTAACGAGCGTCGGATTGGTCCAAGTGTGACACGCGACGCACAGAAGCAGACAATTGCCACTGCTGGTCAAGGCAGCAACATTGGCCGGGGCTATCACTGCCCACCTGTTGGTAACCCCGACAAGATCAATGTAGGGAGCCGATAATGGCCATTGTAGTCGTTGGTAAGTCAGTAGCACTAAACCCAGCCGCAGGCGCAACTGCCAATGTGGCCAATATCGCATGCCGCACAAACACATTCCATGTTGCTAATCCCAGCGCAACTGTCAATGCTTATGTGGGCATTTTCAACAACTATTCTGATGCCATTGCAATGGACCATCCCAGCGTAGGCAACGATGCAGGTGGATTGATTATTACTCCACTAGAGTCAATGATCATTGAAGGCAACTTCGGCACTGCTGGCCTAACTGGTAATGCCAATGTGTATGTGTCTGCTATCACAGCAGCGGGTTCATCTACCATATTCTTTACACCCATTGCACCAGGATCAGAATAATCATGAAAGACGCTAAAAAGAAACACGGCAAGTGGATACAGGCAGCCATTGGTAAGCCTGGTGCACTACACAAGCAGTTGGGCGTACCAGCTGGAGAAAAGATTCCTGCTAAGAAGTTGGCTCGGGCCGCTCGAGCACCTGGCAAACTAGGCCAGCGTGCCCGTCTAGCAGAAACATTAAAAGGATTTAAAAAATGATAACCGCACAAGCAAAGAAATCAGTAAAGATTGAACGCGAAGCAGACCGTGCAGCACGCACTTCAGCTGACATTTGTCAGAACCAATATCACAAAGACAATGTCAATGTAGCACAGGGACCACAAACTGGTAACCTGGGTACACCAAAGAAGCGTGGCGAGTTTAACACTGCCAAAGCCTCGCGTGAACCCGTTGCCACAATGATTCAAGCGGCTTATGTTGCTCGCGCACATGAGTATAAAGAATTTGAATACACCAATGGTGGTAGTATTCATGACAACACACGGGCCTCTTTTAAGAGTAAGAGTCTGAAGTAAAGTCACAGCTGGGCCACCAGGGCCGTGAAGCCGAACGAAAACAAGCGTTCGGGTCTGGTGGCAAACATTTTTTTATAAGGAACAGAAATGAAAAAGAAAACCGCAACCCCAGACATGTCTTGGGACATCACCACAGACACACCAGCAGAAGCGGCTACTGCCTCAGGCGCTGACAGTGTAGAATGGACAACTGCCACAGTTGCTCCTGCAGCGAAACAACCCAAAAAAGTCACAGCACAACTACTTGACAGTGGATACGACATGGAAGGTCTCATGACCGACTTTCCCACTGCCACAGAACTACAACGCTTTGTCTATGACCAAACCGGCCGGGTGTTGAACTTGAAGGGTCGTGCCAATAAACTAAAGTATCAAGTGGCCATGGAAGTGCTCAACGGCGCTGAACCAGATGCCGAGTTTGTGGGCAGTGAAAATCCCTACCATGACCGGACTGAATTGGTACCACATGATCCTGCCAAGGTCATACCCGCACGCGATCCAGACATTGCCCGAGCCGGCCCTGAAACCAATGTGTTTGACACCAACTTGTTTCCACATCCAGATCCAGACTTGAAGGCACAAGGACAAAACTGCCAAGTGCGCTTTGTCAAGTATGCGTCAGGCATGATCACATATGAGATCCTTGGTCCAGTGTTTCAACGAGCAGTTGGTGAGAAGATCAACAAGTATGGCAAACTGATTCCTGAGAAGTATACCTATGTTGACCCACGCGGTGGCGAACAAGTCATCATTCGCAATGACGGCAGCATTACTCCACTTGGCACTAAGATTCGTGGCTTCATGCGTAGACAGCGTATGAACAACAGCAACATGTGGGATGTATGGGTTGACCGTGAATTGGTTGTGCGTGAAGAATTCATTGATGACAATCCATGGAGTGTGGTCTAATGGTTGAACGCCAAATCCTTGCACTCAAGCAAGCCGAAGATGTCCGGATCATGCAAAAGGTCAATGCCGCTAGTCGCGACGCATTTGGTATCAAGTATCCGGGCCAAGTAGAGCATTGTCTACGCTTGGTCATGGAACGCTTACAAGCCGGCCTAGACAAGCGTGATGCTGTGGACATTGCCCGTCCTGACACATGGCGTCTAACACCAGGTGAACTTGCTGACTTGAGTGAAGCCGCATATCACCTTAACGAAATCCGCAAAGGCTTTTAATGTTAGACTCAGCATTGCTCATGCGCCGTGCCATCCGCTCGGTATGTGATCAACATGGCCTAACTCCTGACACATTAAAGACCCTGGACTTTAACACACAGGATCGTTTTAGAGAGTTGGTCATAGAGGTTGCACAAGACATGCAGTACAACCAACTGCGATACTTTAGGCCATTTGAACATCAGCGGCGGTTCTTCAATACAGGCACTAGTGAGCGTAGAGGCATACTGGCCGCAAACCGTATTGGTAAGACAGTGTCAACTTGTTTTGAAACTGCTTGTCATCTCACTGGACGCTATCCCGATTGGTGGACGGGTCGACGCTTTGACAAACCCATTACTGCCATGGTAGCCGGAGAAGGTTGGAGTCAAGTGGCCTTGGTATTGCAAGCTGAACTACTGGGCACAAACGACATCAAACTCAAAGACAGTGTGGGCACTGGTGCCATACCGCGTGATGACATTGTGTTTGAAACTATTCGTGCCGACGGTCCCAACTGTATTGGTGTTGAGATACGACATGTCACAGGAGCCAAAAGTTATTTGTTGTTTGCCAACTATACTCAAGAAGTGCGTCAGATGCAGGGTTTCAAACTTAACCTGGCTGTATTTGATGAACAGCCACCTGATGACTTCTTTAGTGAAATTGTCACTAGAACTGCAACTACACAGGGTCAAGTGCTGTGTAGTTTCACACCCTTAAAGGGATTGAATGGACTTGTTAGCAAATTTTGGAATTACGAAGAGGGCTATGAACACATTCGTGTGTCATGGGATGATGTGCCAGAATATGATCCCTGGGGCGAACCATTCTTGCTTAATGCCACACGACAACAATTGATGCGTGACTACTTGCCACATGAGCGTGATGCTCGTGTTAAAGGTATTCCCATCATGGGCAAGGGCGCTGTGTTTCAACTACGCAATTGGCCCACATACCGGACGGGTGATTATGACCTACGCAACACCACAGGCATTGAACGCATTATTGCCTTGGACTTGGGTCTGGTCAACGACAAGACTGTGGTGAGTCTAATGTATTGGCTACCACATGAGCGTGAGGCCTGGCTACATCAACAGATTGTGGTCAAAGGTGTAGAAGAGGCCAATCCCATGAACTATATCAATCACCTCATGCGGCCCGAAGTGTTTGGCACTCCCATAGTGTTGCCACCGGATGCAGGCACACAGGGTCGTTATACCATGACCAGCCAGAGTATTCGTGAACTGTTTGAAAGTTACGAACTCAATGTACATCCCACACCCATTATGAATCCGCCAGATGATCAAGGACGCACCACAAACCACAAGAGTTTTGGTATAAATGTCATGCGCCAGATGTTGGAGTTGGGCACACTACATGTCAATGAAAACTGTGTGGAGTTCCTGCGTGAGGCACAAAACTACTTTGTTGATCCACAGGGCCGATTCAGTGATCCCGATGACTGCATTGACTCGGCCCGCTATGCCTTATTGGGCTGTTTAAATGGCTACACTGAACCCTGGGACGGACGCAGTCCTCAACAGCGTATGCGTGCCTATAGACATCAATATCAGACAACAAAATGGGCACGAGAAGCCAGCAGGCCCACATGGAAACAAGCACATGACCCAGGCAAGTAATGCAACTAAATAATAGATACATTGATAGGATCACAACAGATGTTGGATATAAAAAATACGGTAATCAGTAACTTAAACAACCACAAGGGCATGATGTCCAGGTTCGTTAAAATGTACAGTTTACTACAGGCCAAGGCCGCAGCCAATTTACGCTTATTGGCCACAAAGAACAATCTAAATCGTGCTAGCGATTATCACTATTTGAATCTAGCAGTCACACAATCAACAGAACCAGTTAACGGACTTGATTATATTCATCCCGTGGTCAAACCCAGTGTGGATTATGCAACAGCGGTGATCTCAAAAGGTCTTGCACAAAACGGTGAAATCAATTTTGAATTTGTGCCTGATAACGAGATGGATGATCAAGCAGCTCGTCAAGCCACCAATATGGTACACAAACTTGTAAACCAAAACAATGATCCGCACTTTATTTTGCAACATTGGATCATGGATGCAGCTCTGCACAAGAATGGTGAGATGTTGATTGCTCCCATGCGTGAACAAATTGTGCGTTATGTCACAACAAAAGGCACAGCTGATCAATTGGCAGCATTTGAACAGCAAGCAAGAGATTCAGGATTGACTGCATTACGCACAAGTCGTCGTAAAGTTGATGTAGACATCGAACAAGTTGCCAAAGAAGTTTCAGCAGAAGGCGCACAGTACGCTGATGATGCCAAAGAACAATTGACCAATAACATGGCTGATGCTATTCGTGACCGTGTTATGAATCTAAAAGCCGAAGACACAGAAGACTTAACTGACATTGAAAGTATCAAGTCAGAAGTACAAGGCGACTTAAATCCTGTTGAAGACCAACAAACCATTTTTGATCGTGCCATCAAGCGCAACACAATATACGAAGCCAAATACAAATTAACTGGCTACAACCTAAACATCAAGTTCCGTCCCATTGCACAACACTATTGGATGTGTGACCCAACTGTGATCGACATTCAAGAACAACCATTCTGTGGATTCTATAAACCCATGTCAATTCAAGAGGCTGTTGAACTGTATCCCGACATTGATCTTGAACAGTTTAAGATCTATGCTGAATACTCAAATGTGGGTGCATACCAAGCTGGATCATTGTTAAACAACCTAGCCTTACATGCTCGTGATTCAGTGCCAATTAACGGCTTGCCAGCACAGGGCTATAGTGCTCAAGAACCAGAAGCACGCCAAGTCACTGTTTTAACAATTTGGAACAGATACGACATTGATGGCGATGGCGAATTAGAACTTGTAGAATTAATCTATAGTGGACAGTATGTGATCAGCGCCAAGGAAGTTGAATTCATTCCAGTGGCCAACATGTGTCCAAAACCACTTGCACAAAACTTCTATGGTATGAGCATTGCTGAATCAGTGATTCCCATGCAGGAATACATGACATCAGGCCACCGTGCAGAGATTCAATTGGGTCTATTACAAAGTACAAGTCGTATTGGTGTCAAGCCAGATCGCGTGGACTTTGAAATGATGCAAGATGGTGAAGCCGCAATCTTTATTTTGGACAGCAAGTTTAATCCAGCAACTGATGTGTATCCACTTCCAGGACCAACAGGACAAATTGCATTCATTGACCAAGCCATGAATCGACTACAGCAAGACACAATGGCCATGATTGGTATGACACAACCCGGAGACACATTCAATCCCGAAGTTATGAGTCCAGGCAATAGTGGTGCTAAACTAAGTCTAGCACTTGGTCCAAACCAAATCATTCAAGACAACACAGTTAAGAATTGTGCCGAAGGTTTGAAGGATGCATTGTGGTTGGTATGGCGCACATTGGTTCAATATGGTGATGACTATGGTGTCAAGAAATTGGCACAAGAGTTCCATCCTGACAAGAAGGCAGAGTTTTTGGACTACCTAAACTTTGACGACATGAACTTCAATGAGCGTAAAACCATACACATTGATCTAGCATTGGGTATGCGTAGCGAAGAAAACAGTTTGCAACGCCAACAAGTGATTCAAAAGACACAACAAGACTTGTACACAACAGTACAAACCATGGTTGCACAAAATACACTTACACCCACAATGTTCAAGAAGATCAAGAAGCCATTTGCCGATGTGCTTTATACCCTGGGCATTAAAGATGCCGATGCTTACTTGCCAAGTGAAGATGAAGTTAAAGAAATGATCTCACAGGCGCAAGCAGCCATGAAAGACAAGCAACCAAGTCCTGATGATCAGGCCAAGATTGCCAAGGCCAAATTAGACAGCGCACGAGCAGATGAAATTGCTGCCGATGTGTCGGGTAATGATGCCAAACGACAGCTAGAAGGTTATGCACTTGTGCATGACAACAAAGCTCGTGCTTATTAAGCATAAATAAATTTAGATTGGAATTGTAATGATAGAACTAGATGTCATTGAGGCATACAATGCCCGACAAACTGTTGATTTGAACAACATTAAAAAAATGACTGCCAGTCAATTGGACCGTGTGAAAACATGGGGCAGTAGTGCCGAGAACTTGTTGAAAAACAAAGACTTGGCCATGTTCATACATCAGTATAAATTTGAATTGTGCGATGCGTTAGTTGATATAACTACACATGCACCCGAAGACAATGCTCGCAGAATTAGTATATCTAATCAAATTGCAGGCATTGATGGTTTTATTGCAACGCTTAAAAGAGCGGTGTATTTTAAAAACAGGGTGGTAACTCAACAGTCACAGACTGAAGAGCCCAACTCTTAATAGAAAGGTAATTTATGGATGCAATAGTCCAGGATAAACCTAATCTCCCAGCGGAGACGGTCCCTATCCAAGAAGTCAGTACAGGTTTGGATGCAATAGCACAGAAAATGGCCGCAATGCGTAACCAAGTTCAAACTACTAAACCAACTGAGACAGGTGTAACACCTGCGGCAGCAGATGAAACCCCTGTGGCACCCGAAGGAGTTGTCGATGACAACGCTGAGCCAGAAGTTGATGCTACGGAAGCATATGATGCAGCGGCAGTTGATGAAGCCCAAGCCCCTGAAGAGGTAAGCACAGCAGATTCAACCAATGAGGAGTTGATTGATTTC